TTGCGAAAACAAACTCACCACCATGCGATGCTTGATCGCCGAATGTGAAAATCAAGTTTCCATCTTCGGTTCTAACAACGAATGAATTGTGTTCTGTGTTTGCTGTTGCCTGGAAGTTGAATCTTTGTACACTTGCCACACTTGGCTCGATCTCAACGTCCCACTTAACACCTTTAAATTTTACAGTCTTAAGTTTCTCGTTGATAATCTCAGCATTCATAAATCTGTAGTCATTCTTAAAGTCACCCTTTTCATTCTCAAAGTGTATACCTGTTGGAACTGTGGCTCCATTTCTTTCGCCGGACAATACAGTTATTTTTGCTTTGTCTTTGTACTCAGGACACTTTAAATGGATATCTAATTTACCCATCTGAGGCATACCAAACGTACCAGACATTTCCGCTTGTGGTTTGTGAAAAGACCCTTGCAAGATTACTGATCTATCTTCTGCCATACTGTCGATGTTAGTTTCCTTATCATCACCAGTAATTTTGACAAGATCCAAAAATCCCAGTCCATGCGTGTGTTTAACGATGTCTTTTAAGATGTCTATCATAATGTCTTATTGTATAGTATATTTAGATCTTAGTCTAGTGTTATTTCAGAAACTTTATACACAACTGGATTTTGTTTACCAGGATTACGGAAGATGGCATAACTGGCACCTGGATGGAATTGATTCATCTCTACAACCTGGTAACCTTCGTCTTTTATCATCTTTTCCATATCAGTTTTGGTATTGTAGTTCCAGTAGCCTCTCTTGGCAAGATCTAGTTCCAGATCATAGTGGCAGTCTGCATAGTGTATGAATCCATACCCACCTGGTATAAGCACACGTTTGATGTCATGCAGGTACTGTTGTATGTGCTGTTGTGTGAAGAAAACAAAGGTGTCCCAACTGAATACCAAATTACAACTGTTTTGTGGAACGGTCGAGCAGTCGGTCTTTGTTGTGGTGCAGAATTTCAGGTACTTGTGATGTCTTGGATTAAATTTTTGTCTTATTACTTTTTCTCTGTCCAATAACACGTCAACAAAGAAATTCAATCTCCATGTTCGAAAATCCATAGAAAACATTCCGTTGCCTGGCCCAATCTCTAGACTGTTGTAAATGTTTGTTCTAGCAAACTGGAAGATCTTACTCTGTACCTGTCTTGCTGTGACAGGATTAACAAATGGTTTCAATTTCTTTTGTTCTATGTCTCTACGGAACCACTCCGGAGTCTTGTCTAATCTGTCTATGACCTCTTTGTTGTTTGCATCAACGGCCAACTCTATGTCTTTTAATATCTTGAGATTTGAATCTATTAGTGCCTGCAGGTCCTCTTTTTTGACTTTTTCTAGTTTCTCAATTAGTAGTTTTATTTCTTCTATGCTCAACATACACTTATTTAGAATTCAAACAGTTTGTTGAATGTATTACTGGTTTCTGTTGATTGAACGTCCCACCCCAGAACCCCTATAAGATTGTCTATCTTTTGATCCAATATAGTTGACTCCATTGCATCACCATCAAAAGGCAAATCTTTGAACCATTCTGGAATACGCATTTCATCTACTGGATACGCGATGCTTGTATAACCCATTGGGTTATTCTTAAGTTTACACACAATTACTTTTGCACCATCTGTGATAGGCAATGAATACTTGTCACCATACATCTCCCTGCATCGGTTCCAATTCATACTTGCTCTAACGTGTCCCGGCATGTTTGCTCTACCTTTGGCTTCTTCTGCCGCTGTGTATTTGGTCATGTTGTTTGCTCTTTTAGGAGATCCTTTTTCCCAACCTGGTCTTGCTTTAAATTCCTCTCTAAATTCACTTATTCTCTCTAGTACATCCTTCTCTTCTTTTCCTGTGAGAACCATGTACAGAAGATCGCTTAAGAAGTCTTGTACGAACACAGGAGTGTCAGATCTTTTTAAATCCAATCCCATTGCTTTCATTTTTCCTTCTTTGCCTTCCACGTCTGTACGATTGCCTTCCACATCATAGTACAGCACTGCGTATCTTTTCTTTGTGATAAACAGTCCCTTTGATGCAACAAGTTCCCTACCTGCTTTGATTACTTCTCCCCTCGTGCTTGGGGTGTGGAATGCTTTTGTCATGAATGCCTTGAACGAGCCATTCACTTCTTCTGCAATTTTATCATATAACGCAATCACAGATTCCTTGGTCCATTGAATAGTGCCTTTGTTTATTTCTTTCTTTAAAGTTTTGTGTGCTGAAAAATACACAGAGTCTGTGTCACCATACACAACACTCTCGCCTTTGTGGTCATACTTGCCTGCGACTATCTCGTTCACTTTGGCTCCCATGTGTTTTGTTATACATCTGCCTGTCAGTGTTACACTTTGTCCTATACGTATGTCAAAGAACCTACAACCTGGATTCAAGATTGCACCATACAGACTGTTCAGGTTAATCTTTTTAACAAGTTGTCTCTTGTCCCAATACTCTCTTTCAATCTCGTTGTCTCCGCAATCACGCATCTTTTGTTGCATCTCTTGTCTCTCTGCATACCAACGTTTTAGTAAACCTGGAATGATCGCTTCATACTCGTATGTGAATATTGTGCCGTTTGCACTCAACATCCATTTGTTGTTACCCTCAAAAATTATGTCATATAGTTGTGCCGCACTCATACGCACACTGGTCTTGTCCTCCCAGTCCACAATTATCTCTGTGCCTTTCTCCTTGTTCATTACTGCTTGGTATTCCCAACTGCCAAACTGGCTATCCCATGCGGCCGCGAATGATTTTTTGGCATGTTTGGCCCTGTTGATCTCTGCTGAAGTTATCACAGGTCTTATCTGTCCCACGATTGTCTCAGGTCCCATGTTCAGTGCTCTAATCACACTTGGGTACAGCGAGTTGATGTCAATAGATCCAATCCAGTCGTGTATTCCTTTTTGTGGTGTTGCCACATATGCACCTGCCGCCGGTTGATTCTCTTCTCCCTCTTTTTTGTATTTTCTGCCAGGCACAATCATACCACGCCTGTGTGTTTCGTTTACGATTGCTTGTTCTGTAACTGCAACTGCACCCATTGTTGTTTGTAGCAACACGGTGTTTTGGTGTGCAATCTCATTGGCAAGTTCTATGAATTTTAGTTTCTTTTCAAGTTTTGCCAGTAGTGCAGTATCTTGTCTGTTGTATTCTATAAACAATCCAAAGTCGTTTTTATACAGGTTGTCTAAGGAACCTTCGTATACAGTTTTCTTTTCGCCTAGTTCGTGTTCACCTATGGCATCTAGCCTAAAACTATGTCTTTCTTCATATGTGTATTTCCTATAAAGTTCTAGCAAGTCCAAGTGTACCCGGCCAATTAGATCAAAACTCAACTGTTCTCTGCCGTACTTTTCAAATACTCTTCTCTTTGGTTTTTCTCCCCAAAAACACAAACGTCTTGTATCATCACCGCTTAATACTTTCTGTATTCTTCCCACAGTGTACGGAATATCATATCCCTCACTGTTCCAACCTGACAGTATGTCTGCATCTTCAACTAACTGTAAGAATGCGTCCAGCATATCTTTTTCTTTTTCAAACAACATTGTGTTAGGAAAACGTTCTGTCAATACTTTTGCATCTTGCATACTAATTGTTTTTGGTGGCACTGCAAGTGTAACCAGTTGATCCGTCCAACCCATATAACAACTTATGGCAGTTATGGGCATGAACGGATCATCTGTTGTTGAGTAACCCCTCTCAGGGTCAAAGTCAACTTCAATATCAAAGAACATAGTGTTCAACTTGGGAGTCTCCTTGCCTAGGTAGTTCTCCTCAAGGCATCTGAACACTGGATTGATATCTTGTTCATAAAGTTGCTTGTTGGACCTAATCCTCTGCTCCTTAATGAATTCCTTGCTTGTCTGACACACCACTCTCTGCAATGGTTCACCTGTCATGCTTCGGTGTTTGCCCCTCGCATCTGGATAATAGAAGACGTAACGTGCATCATACTCTACGAACACACGACCTTTCTTGGGATCACGTTCTACAACGTATATCCTGTCTTCATCTTTTTTGTATAGTGCGTCTATATAACTCATTTAAAAAAATACTCTTATGTTTCCTATTACATTCATTATAGTAAACCATGATGCCAAAAAGCAAGTCCAAATAATTCTTCTACGGAAAGATGCATATGCAAGTGTGGTAGAACCTAATAGGTACAAAGGAAAAACCCACTGCATGTTTGGTCCTGGAGATGTGAATGTTAACAAAGCCGATCCCCACACAGTCACGGAGACAGAAAACACTTCCAAATAAAAAGCAATTTTGTCCGTCTTGTAACTGATTACCCAAAATTCCTTGAGTAAATTATACACTAAAGTTTGCCGGCTGTGTTTAGAATGCTTTCCAGTGTGTCCATTTCATCGGCAATGTTTTGATAATTGCCTTTGTGTGCAACTGATATCGCTTTGTTGATAAGTGCTGGTTTTAATTCTAGTTCTTCTGCTATTGCTTTTACTGTGTCTTTTAATCCAGTTCTTAAATCCTCAACTTCACCTAGTACTTGTGAACCTTGTGATATAATTTGGATTAATTTTTGCTTTTCAGCGTCGTTAAAGTTTCTTACTGCCATTTGTTTCTCCTGTTGTTATCCAACAAGTATATAACAGAATTGTGAGGAATGCAAATTATTTTTTCTTAGTGTTGACGGTTTTTGCTTTACCACGTCTGTTTGCGTTTGGATCTTTTCTACGTTTTCTTGATGCCGCGGACTTCCTGCCTTTTTTGCCCAGTGCGTGTGCTTTTGATCTTGGTAAGCATTTAGGTTTACCTTCCTTGCTTGAACCCCTCGCACAGTCACCTCTGATTTTTCCGTCC